ACTGCTTGTGGGAAAACCTTTTGAACGTCTTGGGCGATCACACCAAACGATTGCTTGGGTTGGAAATACTCATCCTCACCACCGTGATCTGCAAGGTACTCATCTGTCCAATCAAATGTCTTAGAACCAATTGCAGTCACAATGCCAAGTGGGTCTTGGATGTCTTGTACGTTTGTTTTGAACTTGATGTCGGATGAGTAGTACGCTGTGATGTTGCCTGTAGCGTAGATTGCACCAGCACCTGAGTCTGCTGTTGTGCCTACGGAAAGGCCACCTGCGGCAGATAGTGTCATTGCTTGGGTAAAAGTAGCGTTAGTTCCTGCTGTTCCTGATGGCGCTATGCTCCAAGTAAATGCACCACCACCAGTTTGCGAAAAATAAGAAGCATAATTGGTTGTTATGTACTTATTATTTGTGCCATCATAATAAAAATTAGATGACATATAAATATCATTACCAGAAGCTCCAGCCCAAAATGCACCAGCACGACCGATTTGAATTGCTTTGTAGCTTGTTGTCCAAGCACTAGGAGTAACTCCTAATCCTAAGTTACCAGAAGTATCCAAACGCATTTGTTGGCTACCGTTTGTGTAGAACGATAAAGGCAAGTAAGTGCCTGTACCATTGATGCCTGATACCAACTGAACATCTGTAGATCCATTTGTGGCAATTAAAATCTTAGATGCGTTTGTAGGGTCTGAATTGTTTGTTGCCTGCCAAGAGGCTGCAGTTGAAGTCCCATTTGGCAACGCATAAATACCAGTTGTGCCATTTGACGTTCCAGTCTGAAATGCTGTTCTGCTAGAAAACGTGGCATTTGAGAAGTCTCCTTGAAATCTAGCACTTACACCTGCATTACCAAGAGTAAGTGTTGTTCCATTGAATGTCAGATTAGCACTTGATTGATATGCACTAGTACCATTTCCATAAGGCACATAGTTAGCAGTCAAGGAAGTCAATCCTGTACCACCATTTGATACATTCAGAGTACCAGATAGAGTAATGGCACCTGTTGTTGTTGTACTTGGTGTAAATCCAGTAGTTCCTGCACTAAAACTAGTTACGCCAGAATTGTTGATCGTGATGGCAGAAGAACCGTTATAAGTTGTGCCTGAGCTATAAGATATACCAGTTCCAGCAGTCAAAGAATTAGTTACTGATCCTGCTGTTCCTGCTGTTGCCGCATTCAAGTTTGCTACCTGCGTAGTGCTTGACACAACAAAAGGAGCCGTTCCTGTTGATACAGTTGAAGTAATCTGTCCTGATGCAGAAACTGTAGTGAATGCTCCAGTTGTTGGAGTTGTTGCACCAACAGTACCATTGATATTGATCGATGCAGTTCCAGTTAAATTTGTAACAGTACCACTTGATGGTGTTCCAAGTGCTCCACCGTTGACTACAAAAGCACCTGCTGACCCTGTGTTGACTGCTAAAGCGGTCGCAACTCCAGTGCCTAGACCACTTACGCCAGTGGAAATTGGCAATCCTGTAGCGTTTGTAAGCGTTCCAGAGCTTGGTGTGCCCAAAGCTCCACCATTTACAACAAAAGAACCTGAAGAACCTGTATTAACAGCTAATGCCGTAGCTACACCAGTTCCTAAACCACTAACTCCAGTAGAAATAGGTAAACCAGTAGCATTGGTCAAAGTACCAGATGATGGAGTTCCTAATGCACCACCATTGACTACAAAAGCTCCAGCAGATCCAGTATTTACACCTAAAGCCGTAACTACGCCTGTACCAGTTGTTATTGTGCTAGGTGCATTTCCTGCACCACCACCAATCATCAAGGCATTTGCAGACAATACAGCACTTGATGCCCATGTGCTTGCCGAACTAAAGTAAACAATACCGCCAGAAGTTCCCGCAACAGTCAAAGCAGGCGTTGTGGTTGCAGTTGCAACTGAGATCAATCCACCAGTAAATGAAACCGATGTCACTGTGCCACTACCACTGGTGGCTGATAGAGTACCAGTGCTAAAAGAAAGCCCAGAACCTATTGTGACATTGCTAAAACCACCACTACCATTACCATAAAGAATTGATGTTCCACTTGTAGCTGGGGCGTAATCGGTGCCAGAGACTGCGGCCGATATCGCAGTGCCATTACCCTTCAAAACCCCAGTAACCGTTGTAGAAAGCGTTATGGCAGGTGAAACATTTGGATTTGCAACCGTTCCTGCAAAACCATTTGCACTAACAACAGATACTGTCGTAACGGTTCCAGCTCCACTTACTGTAGTCCAGATTGGAGGAGATGAACCTTGGCTTGTCAATAATTGACCAGTAACACCAACTGAAGAAACGCCATAAGCAGTGCCAGTTCCATAAATAACAGAACCTGCAGTTGGAGAACTAGATGAGTTTGTACCACCATAGGCTGTACTTAAAGTACCACTACTTATTGCACTTGCAGAAATAGATACTGAGTTATTGGTAACGCTTGTTATTTGACCATATGCGTTAGTTGTAATTTGTGGAATGGTTGAAGCAGAACCATAAGTACCAGCAGTACCAACTGTAGCCAAAGACAACGTACCTGTTGTAGTAATTGGACCACCAGTCAAACCAGCACCAGAATTAATATTGGTTACAGTACCTGTATTAAGTGTATTACTTGAAGCTGAAGTAATACGACCATAGGCATCGACAGTTATGGTTGGAGCTGTATAAGTTCCTGCAGTTACAGCAGTTGTAACCAATGAAAATGTAGGCGTTCCACTTACGCCATTTGCATTAGCAATAGCAATTTGTCCTGAAGTGCCTTGCAATGTTTGTGTTGCAAAGGTAGAACCATTGAGAATTACTAACCCTGTGCCACTTAGGGCGGCAATCGTTGCTAAAGTTCCTGTTACAGAAATAGTAGGGTTTCCACTTATTCCATTACCATTGGTAATTTGTAATCCAGTTCCAGAAACAGAAATAGTTCTATTAACAACTGTTCCAGAACTTGTTTTAGAAATCATTCCAAAACCTGCAGACTCAAGAGATCCAGATGTTCCGTTTAATGAAATTTGATAGCTGTTTCCTGCACCATTGTCAGTCAAACCAAGACCTGTTCCTGTAGCCAAGTAGCGACTAGAACCCAACGCAGGAGTTGCATTTACAGTTACAAAACTGTATGTGCTAAGGTTTGATGTGGCTTGAATTTGACCAGTCGTGGTTTGAACTGTATTCCCATTTTGAACAACAGGAACCAATTCAGTGCCTGTCAAGGCACCAGCTACGGGTAATTGTGCAATGGTTACATTTGCCATGATTATGGGTTCTCAGGTGGACTTGGACTCAAGGTGTCAAGGTTGCCATTGTCAGAAGGGGTCTGTGTGTTTGGCGTTGGTGACAGATCCAATTGTACAGAACCTGTGGTCTGTATTGCATCTGGTATTACGTCAATATTTTCGTCTGGCCTTGGGAATCTGATGTTGATGCGTTCGGTCTTACGGGCGGCGAGCCTGTAGGGGTCCTTCTCATCTTTACAGCCTTGGGCACAGACACGCAACCCGGGGAAGTTAAAGTCCATGCTCATCTCAGCATGAGGCCTCTTCATCTTGCACCTATCGCATATCGCAATCGATATGGTAGACATCCCACGAGTATCAAGGAATAAGGGCATTATTACCTCGTGTAAACGCTAATGTTTGGGCTGAAGTATTCAGGTGACTTGTCTCTTTCCTCTTGCTCAACGTCATAGAGGAACTTGTCAGCCATTTTTTCAAGATAAGCTATGCGAGTTGGGTCTACTTGAGGCAACTCCAAGCTCATTCTGTGAGCTAACATGAAAATAGTAGCTTCATACCACCTTTGTGGAATGGCTAACTGCTGTTGAAGCGTTCCAACATCCTCAATCTGAGCTGAATACCAGACAGTCATCTGCACAAAAGACGTATTTGGCACAGGCCAAAGCGTCATGGTAGGCTGATTGATGGTTCTTTGGAAATAATATTGAAAAGGCTGGTTAGCAGTGAAGTTTTTGTTAGGCAAATTGGTGTAATCGTCCCTGTTTAGACGAGACATCTCGATTTCACGAGAGTTATTGCCCAAATACCACTCTCTAAGAGCCAAAGTGGTGTTATTGAAGGCTTGGATGCGATAGAACTCCACGTTGAACCCGGGGTCCACATCTTGCCAAATCCACTGCCCATCACTCACAGTCACATTTGTAGCTGTGTATATGGTTGACCAGTTCGTGTTGTCGCTCGAAGCCTGCAAATAGTAGCTCCAAGTCTGCGTTCCACCATTCGCAACATAGGGCATGATACCTATCGAACCTATGTACTGAGGGTTTGTAGACCCATAATCCACCTCAAAATAGCCATTTGCGCTAGTTTGTTGTGCATAAGTGTTTACATTGTTATCGTATAGATAGGAAACGTTTCCACCAGCACTAGAGGAATAGTTACCACTAGGTTGTGCCATTTGGCGATACAAGACGTTCAGAGCATCATTGGCACCCAAGGGTAGCTGATACTCGTATTGGTTGGCGTTAAGGCCTATAACAACCTTTTGGACAGCAAAATACTGTATGCCACGGTTGATCATGTTGGAGAGGAGAAAGTACAGGTTCTCAAGGGCCGCCTGTTGCTGTTCGCTCGTTGTCTCTTCAGCCAACTTCCCACACCTACGCACAGCGTGGTCAATGACCGTCTGCGTGTTAATAACTGTTGTGCTTACGGTTCCTGAGAAAGCCATGTTTTTTCCTTACCAACCGGGGCAATTCCAGCGCTTTAAAGATGCTTTTGCTCTTGGCGCATCTCCACTTGAATGCTTAACAACACCGCTCATGCGGGCACAAAATGAATCTTTTCTTGAGCCACCTTGAGGCTGTGGAGCCTTCAAATGGCTACCAGTCTCACGGTTGTACTTAGCTCTACCTTTAGCAGTCAGTCCAGCTCCCTTGTCTGTCGATAGTTTTTCACCACGACTGACAGCCAAGTTGACCCCACCACCTTCTTTTTTCTTTGCAGTTTTAGCTGACTCAATAAAGGCTTCCTTGGTTGGGGCACCCTTAGATCCGACATGACGCATTTTTTCGCCTGATCCATGGGCTATCCTATCTTGTTTAGCATGGATATTGGCATACAAACCACCTTTTGCCATTTTCTTCCCCTCGTCAGCTTTGACAAACTCTTTGCCAACCTTTTGAGGAACGCCACCAAACCCACCCTTTGTGTGGGCTGCGGCCTCCATCAGTCGATGTTGAGCTGGTGACTTGCTAGGCATTATGTACCTACGCCAGTGACGCTGTTGTTAGCTTGAATCAATTTTCCATTAACAACCAAACCTGCACCAATAGTTCCTGTACTTGCCTTCAATTGGAATTGAAGATCAGTTTTTTGGGTGTATTTAAAAGGATTTGGTCTTGTAATTGTGAAAATTGAAACAAAAGGTTGTTGCAACACACTCAAAGTTACACCAGTCACATTATTTGTGGCTTGCACGTTGTAAGTTACGATAACACTACTTGTATAACTATTGCTTGTATTTATCTCAACTTGATCTAAATAAAATTCATAATTTGCAGGTACGCTGTACCAAGCATTTTGAGATTTACCAATACCTACATTGATTTGACCGTAAGTTGTTGTGCTTACTTTGATTGTAATTTGACCAACATTTGTTGTTTGACCAGATGCTGGGGTTGCCAAAAACAAATTGTTGATCCTCAAATAACTATTCACTGTGGTTGTGCCACCTGTTGCAATAGTTACTGTTTCTGAAATTTGGTTCCAGTTTGCATCTAATCCAACTACAAGCACTGTAGCTCCATTATCAGTAGAAGAATTACTTGCCACTGTCATGGTTGATGCTGATGCTGGGAAAGCATATGCTGAAGCATTTTCCCAAACTGCAATTGATGTGGTACCAATCGAAGGCTGATACCCAAAAATACTGACTGTGCTGTGGCCTGCAATTTGACCACGAGCTACTTGAAGATCAAATGGCTCATACGCACCTGCTCTAGTGATTGACGCAGTAATTCCATTACTCATGATGTTTCCTTAAAGAGTGGGAGCCTAAGCCCCCACCTTATTTAACGCTTGATACTGCCACCACGTTTTTTCTGTGTAGGTGTAACAGAAATCTGTTTAACAGTCTTTGTTACGCTTCCAGCAGGTGGTGTAGGACTGCCCATACCAATAGCTGATTTGACCATGCTATAGCCCTTTCTCAAGGGATCTAGAATCATGTTTCTCATAGCTAAGTTATCAGCAGTGTCCTGCTTTGCTACAGAGTCATAGCCACCACGAGACAGATCGTTTTCATCTGTCCCGTCAGCAAACTTTTTTACTCTGCCACCTTTCTTAAAAGTGCCAGACAGCTCATTGATGTGAACTGGTCTGGAAGCAGGCTTGTGAGCTTGGGGCATTACCACGGCAGAACCCTGTTTGTTAACAGTGCCCCCCGTGGCGAAGTGCTTTTTTACGGCATGACCTCCACGCTTGTATCCACCAGCATTGGCTTCTTTCACTTCACCAGTCTTGGTGTGTGTTTTGCCTTTTGGTGTGCCTTCTACGTTGTCAACAGCATAGTGCATTTCATTGCCCTCGATGGTGCCACCTTTGGCATAGTGATGTTTACCACCATGCTTGTGATGAGCCTTACCACCGTGTTTGAAGCCACCAGCATTAGCCATTGCAACGCCACCAGTACCATGTGCTGAATCGTGATGCTCACCATCTTCCATCATGGTGTTTTCATAACGATCTGCAACATTGTCTGATACGGTTCCACCAATAGCGTACTTACCACCCTTGCACATGGCTTTGTGGTG